TCATTGGTTGGGGCTGTTGAGGGACTTGCGTCTGGCTCATTGCAGCTTGTTGTCTGATTAATTCTCGGTCTGTATTCATTGCGGCATTAATCTCCGCACTTTGAATTTGTACACCATATTTCAATTCTAGCTCATATCTACGCAAAATACCATCTTGTTCAACACGATCTCTTTCACGATCATCAGACATAATCATTTTTTGGCGCTCTAAATCCAATTCAGCGGCTTTCTTTTGAATATCAGCTTGAATAGATTGAACCTGTACTTGAGCCAACATCTCCTCTGGAGTGGGCTTTGGAGGAGGTGGTTCTGGCAATTGGAAATCAACAGGTAATTGGTTAAAGTAATTCTGTGAATCCTTAATACCTGCCAACTGCAACATTTTAGTTAATGTGTTTGTATACTGTGGTAAAGAAACAACAGGATTATTAACACCAGTTTCTTTAATCAACATTTCCTGACGCATTGCAACCTGATTCAGAATATTAATTCGGTCTTCAATAGTGCCATCACCAACGCCTACATTAACGATTACATCCATATTGGCATCCCAAGAACGGGGGTCAATAGGCACGAATGTATTACGCAAACGAATCATGCGTTCTTTATCTTGATTCTCAATAACGAGTTTCAAGATGCCAGTAAATAGTTTACGCAAACCAGTTTCAGCAAAGATACGGGCAATCATCTCGATATGCTGATGTGCGGCATTAACAGTCGCAGATACTGCGGCTTTGGTAGTGCTTTGCAATGCGTCTGCATCCAAGCCAGAGGCCGCCTTAGAAATACCTGTACGGGTCTGTTTAATGTCATCCAAGTAGTCAAGCATTGGGAATGCGGCTTGACCAACAAAAGGAGTGGTAAACGGCTGAACCATACCTGGCGCTCTCATGCGAATAACAGCACCAACTTCTGTATTCAACACGTCTTCCATGTTGGCCTGACCCTCAACAATCGCTGTACGAGGGTGGATAGACTGAGCCAAAGAGTCCAAAATGCCACGTTGGACATTAGACTTGATACGCTGAATATCCATGACCACATCAGCAGGACACATACCAAAGAAGGTATGGGGTTCTGGATCTGGGCAGAAGTCAGCAAACTGGCGGTCATCAACAATCTCATTGCGGATAACTTTGTTGCCAGTACCAACTGTGCAAATCCTACGCATCTCAGCAATGCCATCACCATCAAAGTCTACCTTTAAGTAGCCTTCAATATAGAGAACACTCTTGCTTGATGGATCACCATTGTTTGCAGTACTGATAACGGCAAATGGATTACGGGCTTGGTATTCTTGGTTGTTGTCAAAGTCATTACCATTACCTGCAACCTCAACCATTTCATCGTAGTCATAACCCATTGCGACTAGATCGGAAACAGTCTTCATAGTCCTGTGGCCTACAAAAGTAGCCTCATCAATAGACTTTGCTCTGCGGTCAATCAGAAACTCTTCAGGTGGTAATGCCTCAATCTTTACCTTGCCTGACTTAATTCTGCGCTTGATCTCCACATCGTACATCATGGGAGGTGGAGTCATAATGCCTTGGGCATCATTCATTGGTTGAGTGCCAGGAACAGGATACTCACGCACCGCAGAAATTTCAATGTCTGGGTCTTGAGTCAGGAACATCATTGTCTGCTCATCAAGCATAGAGAATGACTCGGCCTTAACTTCTACAGACTCATCCCACCAGTACTTCACGATACCGCACTTGCGTACCAAAGCATCTTTAAATGCCGAGTGCAAAATCTTAAAGCCTGGGTTATCACGCTTAAAAATAAAGTCAACATAGTCTGTTGCTTGTTCGGCAGACTGTACATCCTCTGGTCCTTGTGGGGCAAACTCAACCACACGCTCTGGGCCAAAAAAGATACGCATCAGGCTTGGGAGAATGCCTTGTACAGTATCACGTACATCCATTGATACTACTTGTGAACGGCCTTCTTCTTCATCACCAAAGGCTTGTCCATAATAGTATTCAGTAGCTAATGCACGATTGCCACCAATGTCATCATCAATAAATGAGATTGCGTCATAAATTTCAGCAGAGATAACGCCTTGAAGTTGTTCTTCAGACATTACCTCATCTTCTTGCATCTCACCTTGCAAGGTTTCAGCCATCAACATTGGGTTTTCTTGTTTCATTTTTAATCCTTAACGTCCAGCAATGTATGGAAGAATACCTTGTGAAGCACCGCCATAACCTTGGAGTAGTGACGGAATGCCACCAACATAATTACTACCCATACCGCCACCACCCATACTAAATTGTTGGGGAGCCATCATTTGCTCCTCTTGTTGAGTTTTGGGGTTAAAGGCATACTTGTATGCACCTGACAACATATCACCAGCAGTAGCGTTTGGATTGGTGAAAGTCTTATAAGCGTCCATAGTTGGAGAAATTGCTTGATTACCAAGACCGCCAATAGTGCTACCCAAGCTTTCAGCAGTAGTTGGGGCAGCCATACCGCCACTAGCAACTGCTTCAGACATACCACCACCAGCTTCAGCAGCGGCAGGTAAAAAAGATTCCATCAATGCGGCTAAAAAGGCTTCCATTTAGTCTTCCTCATCTTCCATGTCGTATTCGGTCTTAGCCATCATCAACATATTCTGCTGATTCTTGGTCATCTTCTTGGTGATAGGGCCACCAGATAGCCATGCTGAACAGGTACGCTCACCTGCGCATTTAAAGTCAAACAGCTCACAGTAGCCAAGATTAGCCGCACCTTGGACATCTTTGGCATAGCCATCAGTCTCTTCATCAATACCTTTGAGAATGCAATCTAGCATCTCAGGGGTTTGGATAAAGGCAGCGCAGTTACCGCAACGCATTTCTTGGACTTCATCAATAGATACTGACCACATATCAGCTAGGTTCTGCCAGTACTCTTCGTTATCTTCTTCTGGGTTGGCAGGACCATAGTCAACATTCTTGATCGCCCAATTACGGGCTTTCAAGTTTTCCTTGATGTCATAAGTAGCGATAGGGCAGTTCATGTTTACCACTTTACTTTGTTTGCCCAGAATGCTGCACTCATCTTGCCTTTGGCAATATTCTGAGCGTGACGGGCTTTAAATGCTTCGTTTCTTTTAGATCCATCAGGACTACCAGAAACACCTTGTTGACCAAAACGAATTAACTTTACATCGTCACCAGATTTAGCCAATACTGCGTGACTTTTCTTTGGGTGGTTAGGAGTTTTCTTTGGCTTGTTGTAGCCAGAGAACTCTTCTGAACCACGCTTAATCATTTCTTTTTAGCAGTCTTAGCCGCTTGCTTAAAGTCTTTAGCAGTAGGAGCGCCTTTTGTGCCAGGCTTTCGCATCTTTTCTTTAGAGCCAGCTTTAATTCGTTCTTGTTTGGCATTGATATTGGCATAGAGTCCAGCCTTCATTTCTTGCTCCGATTAGTAGCGGTGCGACTTCCACGTTTGGGCATAGCACGAGCCTCGCTCATAGCAATGGCAACAGCTTGGTCACGGGATTTAACCTTCTGACCAGAAGAAGACTTTAGCTTCCCACGCTTGTATTCACCCATTACTTTGCCAATCTTGTTGGCGGCTTCATCCATTTTCATAGGAATCTCCTAACATAGGTTACGTGATATTACCATATTTAAAAAAAAGAGCCACTTTTTTAGGGTGGCTTAAATGGCAACGGCAATCAGACCAATCCTCGGATCAACCTTTTAATCGGTTTTCCCCAAGACAGGTTAGACCCCCAAGATATGGTGGCGGCATCTGAGGCAAATGTCAAGACAAAAGCATCAGCCATGTCGGGAGATTTCAATCCCCTACGTCTAATATCATCTTTGGACTCAATCTTTATCTTCCCGTTAGAGGTAAAGGTGTACCTAACTGTCGCCAGTTCAGCAATGAAATCCTCATTATTGGGTATCTTGCAGTCCCGCTTCTCAAGCCAAGCCTTGGTTTTGTGCCAAAGTTCTGCTCTTAGGTTGAGATACGTGCCACCCATAGCAGGGCTTTCTGACACATTAATCCCACGGCATGGCAGTTTTAGTTCTCTGAGTCGGTCAACAACACCTGCACCGAGGCCAATAGAGTCAACCAGAATCTCTGTAGGGCGGCTCTTGTGGTCACAAGCTTCGTATTGGGCCACTACTGCACCAGTTAACTGCATCAGATCCAAGTTCCTCCACCTCTCAAGAGTGTGTACAACATTAGACTGACGTTTACATAGAACTGAAGAATCGGAGCCAAAACGTGCCACATCGAGTCCCCAAATAATCGGAGCATCTTCATAAGCTCTTGTATCCCTGTGTTTAGCAGACTCAAGCAACTCCATAGGAATAATCGTGTCATCATCGCTCCTTGGAAACTCACCCAGAACCCTGATCCGATAGGCATTACTTTCCTCGCCATAGCGGGATTTCATGTCTTCTACGTACTCTTTACTCACCCGAGTAGAGTCTATACAAGATACTCTCTTTGTCCACCACTCATCTTTAAGTCTATTATGTGTGTCAAAGAAGAAGCCAGAAGACCTAACTGGATTGCCCAACAGAATGGTCAAAGCATTGTGACCAGACATAGAACCTGCGGCAGCCTCAAATACTGCCTCTGGAACACCAGAAGCCTCATCCGCAACCAACATGACGTTCTCAGAGTGGACACCTTGTAGGGCTTCAGGTTGTTCAGCACGAGAAGTCCTTGCAGAGATAAAAGCCTCGGTAGCGGAAGCCTTTAGCTCTATCCTCTCTTGTTTGACATCAAGTAAGTCTTGGATCGGTTGGGGTAGTTCTTTAACCCACCTTTTTAGCTCGGCAAACAAAGCATCATAAAGTTGGGCAGAAGTAGGGGCAGTAACCACCACCTTCACAGGATACCTGGTCAACAAGAACCATAGCATTGCCCAAGAAGCAGTAGTTGACTTACCAACCCCGTGACCAGACCTGATTGAGATCTTTCGCTCACCAGTAGCTACAGCATTAAGAAAGTCCTTCTGCCAATCATCAGGCTCTACTCCCAGAACCTCTTTGACAAACAGAACAGGGTCATTCCTGTATAGGGTAATGAACTGAATAAACGGGTTATTAGCCATTGTTTTCCAATGTCTCTACGACAACTTCAGCCTTACCCATGTGCTTTAAAGCTTGTAGGTGTAGATCACCCAAAGAGATATTGACTTGGGTTTTAGCAGTATCACCATAGTTCTCAGGATCAAGCTTGGAGGCCATCCACTTACGGGTATCGACTTGGAGTCTGGCTTTATTAACACCACTATTGCTTGTCTCATCTGCTTGGTCAGCAATGTCCAAAGCCTCTTCTGCCAGTTTCTCAGCCTTTAGCTTACGTGCAGCAAGCACCGCATCTCTTCGCTCATCAGTATGGTTTATCCAGAAAGAAAGCATTGGCCTAGAACACTCTATGAACTCTGCCAAGCGTCCAATGGTCATTCCTTGGCTAATGTGAGCTGTCACAAACTCTATCCCCCCAAGCTCTTCAATCTTCCTCTCCAACGCTCTACGCATAGGGAATCCTGCCATTCTTCTCTCCTTGATTTAATGTCTACAAATTCTAAACTATAAAAAATTTTTTGGAGGGTTCTTTTGTTCCTGATAGGGGGTGGGTGGGGGTCTATGGATTAAAGGGTATGTTGATGTGTGTTTATGTCCCCTGCTACAGCGCCCCCTCCATTTATCGATAGGGGGGGGTAAACCCTTACTGGTAAACCCTACCCTTACGTACTAACCCTTAAGGGTAAACCCCTAGGTAGAAATCCTCATAGGGTAAACCCTAAGTCTAAATGCGAATGATTCTTATTTGCGTTTGTCTCATAGGTGTGTAGAGATTGAATGTGTCAATGTGTAAAAGGTTTCTATGTAGCGTTTTCTTTTATAGGTCTATCAATCCCTGATCTATCCTTTCCCCTTATGTAGTCTTATCTATCCCTTGTCTTATCCCTTACTTGAATGGGAGTCTATGTAATGGGTTATCCCTTTCTTTTCTTTTCTAATTGTGGCCACAAAATCAAACTGTAAACCTATGTTCTAAGGGTTTCTACTAATAGGGTTTTGGAGGGGTCAATAGAATCAACAACTTGCGAGAGTTGGCACGATTCTTTTATGCTATATATGTGAGAGGGTAGATTTTTACTCTCTCTCTTATCAACTCTCAATAGGTGTTACATGACTCTACAAATTGAAATCAAACGGGTTTATGGCAATGTTGTTGCCTATCCTATCTGTAACCAGGCGAAGCTTTTTGCTTCCATTGCTGGTACATCTACCCTCACCTCCGCTGCTCTTAAGAAAATTCAAGCTTTGGGCTATTCCTTTGAGTGCAAAACCTATGACATTCAAGAGGTGATGCAATGAGAAATTATCCAAACATTGAACGATCGGCTTTTCGTAAAGGTGAATACGTTGGCTATTGTGAGGGCAAAGTTTATCGCATAAGCAAAACTAATAGCAGCTTTGGCACATGGTTTGCCCATGATCGGGATAACTATAACGATCAAGTTTTTGCCTTTGGCCTTGAATCTATGTCTATTAAATTGCAAGCAAAAGAGGTGACGACATGAAAAGCACAAGATCCGAATATCTTAATTTTTTTGGTAATTGGCTGCATTATCAGTTTCCACGCAATGCGGACATTGTTCGCAATGTTTTAATCATGCGAGAGGTTCAAAGCATCATTGATAGCGATAGCGAAGCCGCCTATTGGGGTGATCGTGATTGTTGGACAATGCACGACATGGCAAACAAGAAAATTCAATCTAGGGCCATTGAGGGCATCACAGCATGAAAAACACTTTTTTAGACTATCTGGCAGCCATTGCCATTGGCCTTGTGCTTTGCATAGGGTTGCTGCATTATTTTGATGTCCTGGTTAAGTAAACACATTTTTTTAATAGGTGAAATATGACAATAGAAACTGAAACACGCTTGCAAGATCAAGTAGAGCACATAGCCCACACAATAACTGACGGCTTTGGTGATGAGGTTAACTTAGACGATGAGCCGATTAGCGCATTTGACTATTTAACTGACGCTTTGGACATTGAATATATTGTCAATGGGAAGCGTGAATACTTAGGCGCTAGAGTTTTAGTGGCTTTTGGTGGCCCAAATATATGGGTTAACACACGCACCAAAAAAGTTGAGGGATATTGGTGGGGTGAATATGCCAAAGCCTCATTTGATGACGGCATTGGCCTTGATGACGCTCTTGAAACTCTTTGGAATTGCTAAAATGACTACTAGAAAACCCAAAACACCTAAAGTACACCCAAAAATTCTCAATGAGTTTATGGTTTATGAGGGCATCAATGACATAAATAGCGTTTTTGGCGCTTTAACTGTACTTGACGCATATATTCAAGGTGATAAGTTTCAAAAATACGCTGCAAGCATGGCAATAGATAGCATTAGATCTACTTTATGCGCTGGCACGGGAATAATTGAGGAATGGCTGCAAATTGAGGAGGAGGTTAAACCATGAAAATTGGCAATGTTGTTGCTTATGATTGTGATCCAGCAAGAATCGGAGAGGTTATCAAAATTTCAGTTTGCGCCATAAACTGTAAAACCTTTTTGACAATTAAACCTTTTGACAATACTGATTGGGTTTATAAATACAAATGTGAGGTTTGGCTGCTGGCCGATAACCTATAAAACATTTCCATAAATTCCCGCCTTAAAAAGCGGGTTTTTTTGAAAGTGTTTGCGAAGTGAGTGCTCACATCATAGAGATTCTTTTAAAGCGCCTAGAATCGGTTTTCATGGTTTCAAGCATAGTAGCCATGCACTAAGCAAAAAAACGGCTCAAAACGGGTTTTAATCGCTTTCTAAGTGCATTGTTGCAAAGTGTTTCCCGTGATAGTTTGACAGCAAGTGAAGTGAGTGCTAACTTACATAATTTTGCGAAGTGAGTGCTAACCAACTAAAGAATAAGGGTTTACCCTAATAAACGGGTTTTTATAAAAAAGTGGCATTTACTTTTTAGAAAGTAAAGTTAACCAATTTTTCAAAGTTCAAAGTTTTTGAAAGTTTCAAGTTTTCAAAAAACATTATTATTTTCTGACGCAGTTTCAAATAATCTTTTAATCGTATTATTAAGTGCATCAATCTCATCCATCTTTTTAATATGCCACATTCTCTTTTGACCATGCCAACCTAATATCGAATTAGTATGGCAGTCTTGACATAATGCTATACAGGTATATTGAAGACCTTGTTTGTAATGGTGGGCTTCTGATGGTCCTGATTTATCACATACTGAACAGGGAAGCATCTTCACCCTTGCTAGGTGCAGTCTTTCCTTTGCGTTCAGCTTGTTGTTCATTGGGTTGCCCTGACCTCTAGTCTGGCTGAGTACTGGTTAGTTCTCCAGACCTCGATCCTTGCTTGGGCAGCGGTCATTAGCCACCGATACTTCTCTTCCTTTTCTACGGCAGCTCTTATTCCTTCTAACACTTCTATGTATTCCTCATGGGCATAGGCAAAGGTTTCTTGTTTACCCAGAACTTCAGTCCCTGCCTGGCTCATCAGGTGAGCCTTCTTTGACTTGCGGAACTCCTCCAAGTACAGGCGTTCTGCTTTCGCTTGGGCGTACAAGGGTGCGGTGTCGATCAAATACTGAATTGCTTTGTCGGGGCTTATCTGGCTCTCCATGAATCAATCTCCAATGTTTCTCAGCTAAACGTCTTATTCCCTCGGACAAGGAACCATTCCCTGCCAAGGTCAATGCTTGCTCATGGATAGGCGCTACCCTTGCTCGGATAGTCCTACCTTGTTCGCTGATCTTCTTCCTACCAGCACCTTTTCTTGAGCCGCCACGTTGTTTCATGGCTTGAATTATATGCTACAAAATCAATTCTTTATGGCTTTTAGCACAAACCTGATGTCATCATCCTCTTCTTGAAAGACAGTTTTAAAGTCTGCTTTGTAGATATTCCTGAAGTCGGACATTGGTGTTCTGCCCACCTGACGTTTGTACTCATCTTGGGATAGGAAGACCAATTGTTCAAGCTGCATGATTCTTGTATGGCTTGGATCACCATAGGCCCAGACTGAAGTTCTTGATGGACAAGTCGCAAGGAAATGACCATTTGGCTTGAGTAGTCGCCAGAATTCTGAGAACTGAGCAAAGAATAGTTTGTAGTCGCCCTGTTGTCCAAGATGTTCTAGCACCTGATAAGCATGGATTTCATCAAACTCATTGTCTTTAAAAGGTAGTGGCAGACTCATCAAGTCCCAATAAACGTCTGGATTGTGGTCAGCGTTGTAATCAAGAGTGGTTAAGTTATCAAAAACTTGTGTTCCATCAACGGCCATCTTCTTTATGTGGTTTGACCCACAACCGATTAAAAGTTCTTTTTTCATGGCTCACCCTTTAATTTAAAACCATGCTCTGCTAGTTTCTCGATTATTTCATTAACACTTTTTCTGCCCATATTGGGAGTTTTTAATAATCTGTCTTTTGTGCAGTTTAATAATTGAGATAATGTATAAACTTCATCTGCTTTTAAACAACGCTCAGAACGAACGGTTAAATGAAGTTTTTCAATTCCATCAAAAATCAGTGCCTCGGTCAAAGCCCATTTGTGAACTATTGCATCCCTACGCTCAAGCACACACTCCGCTATGTTGTAAGCATCACGGGCTAAGTTATGGGGCAGGTTCTTTAAAACTTCAATTGCGATCTGATCTAGTAGTTCTTCTCTAGTCATTTAATATCTCTTTCGTAATGTCGATATATAGGGGCTACTTCATCTCTGCCACATCTCCTACTATGCTCGTTAGCCTCTTGCAGTATTGGGAAAGCCCATTTGCAGTTAGTACACACCCAATATGGTGGGTTGCCTGGTGCGTCTTTCTTTTGTTCGATCACGGCTGATAATCTTCTGTTTGTTTGTAGTTCAGTTTGTGGTGCTGAAAGCGCATGGCAGCTTCCATCTCTAATTCTTTGAATTGCTCATCAGAGAGAAGACCAATGACATTTCTGCCCTCAAACCAGATCTCTTCAATGTTTTCGTTGTAGCTTGAGTCAGCGTCATATTCGTACTTGTAGACTACTGTGACTACCTCGCTACCTGCACCGATTGTTGTGTCAAATTCGTATGTTGATTCCATGATTCACTCCTGTTAAAAATTAAATCTTACCCAATTGTTTACGTAATACCATAGGGATTTACCCTAAGTCTTCTTTAACCATAATCTCTATTGCGGGTGTTTCTGCATAGACCTTGGTCACATGAAGATTTATTACTTGTTTGTCATCTTGGTAGACAATCCCGTTCATTCCATCTAGGAAACACTTGGCAATGTTGTCAATGTCAGGCTTCTTTGTTGGCTTGAGTATTCCTTCCAAGGCATCTTTTCTCTTCTGCTTTGAGAAGGATGTTGGTATTCCAACTCTGATATAAATTGCAACTGTTACAGGGGTATCTAGTGGCTCTGAACTACCCATTGCAGCTCTAGCCATCATCCTAATTTCATCTTCGTATGTCTTTGTCTTCTGTGGGGTGTATGTAGACACAAAGTTTCCACGTTTAGCGAACCTGGGCCGTCCCTTGCCAACTGGTTCCCCATAAACCATAAACATTGTCATAAAGGTCATTTCAGGAGTCCCCATGCAGTTGCGGCACAGAGAGGGACTTGTCCATTGCCAATGGCTTTAAGTCTGTCCACCCTAGCGTCCACCCCATGAGCCACTCTACCCAAGTCGGGTTCAACTGACCACCAGGTGTTGTCGGAGCCGTAAATGTTTTGGTCTTCGTTGCGCCCCTTTCTACTGCGTAATCCAACCTGTCTCTCAGTTGTCCCGTCTGCCCTGCTCCCTTGTAGTCTGTTGCACATGGAGTCGGGAACTTCTCCCTCTCCAGTTGCGCTACCGCACTCACCAGAGATACTTGATGAATCTTTTTTGCCATCAACTCCGCACTCATTGGACCCCTCTTCCCATCCCAAGCATTCGGAGTCGGAAACATTCTCCTGCCCACTATTGTTTCCAAGTTGGGATTCCTCTTTTCGTCCCATGCTGACTCTGGAGTTATCGTTGATGCCATTGCTGAACAACTGCGAGGAGTCGGAAACATCTCCTTCGGTGGCGGGTAGACCACTTGCTCCCTCAAAGTGGAGTGAGTTGTCCTGCCCTTCCTGTTGTTCTGATACTGTCTCTCCAAGGCTTCTGGATTTCTTGCGGGTAGTCCATCCATTACTGTTGGAGTGAGCCACAATCCAGATTCTGTCCCTTTGGTGGTTTGCACCAACGTC